GCAACGTCTATTAGATAAGCCACATTGCGCTAAAATTGCAGGTGGATTTGACCCTCGACTTCTCAGTCCAATTTATGTAGTGCGATTGAATGGTTCCCCTGACTTGTTGGGTATTGATTCAATGCACACTGAAACAGTAGTAGCATCATTCGCACGTGAAGGTTTGTGGGGTAATGACCCCGAACAGTGGCTTGACTTTGAATACCCTTGCTGGGTGATTGATACTAAACAAGAAAGTTTCCCACTGTTGGCAGGATTGTATCGCAACGGTGAAGGTAGCAAGCCCTGGGATGAGTTTGACCATCATCGTGTTCACGTTCGTAGTTTTCGTTTTTACGGAGACAATGGCCCTAATGACAAGTACAAACTTGCGGCTGATAAACAAACACATTGTGAAAAAGAAGATACTATCCCAATGGCACCGAATCACCCACACGCAGGTCGTGCAGGTACATTGACTCATATCAAAGCACTATCTAGTTACAGTGACAATGATATGGATGAATTTAAATTTGTTATCTCAATGAATAATAAATATTGGCACGGTTCTGAAGTTGACTCAGCGGCATTTGGTTTCTATGGTAACTTATATATCGGGTTGTTGAATGGCAACGTTCCGATGAAGGGTAAAAACTTTGACAAGTTTATGAATGATATTCACGCAATTATCAAAATATTCTTTGTCAGTTTTGCCGAGTTACGTAGTATCACCACTGAAACATATAAAAACTGGATGAAACTTCAGGGCAAGGATACAAAGGCACCACCCTTCAATTGTGCGTTAGCATTAGTATTAAAAATGTATAAACAGTTGAATGGGCAACACTTGGTTACAAGTGATGTAAATATGTTTACATACAATCCAGCCCCCGGTATCAGTCTCGATATCTACGAGTCACTTCCGTTGAACATTCGCCAGAATGTCAACAATTATGAACTATAATTACGGTTGGTTTTATAACATTATTCAAGCACAGACTCTTGTGCTTGGATATGGTATAACATTAAGAGAACTACCCGTCGATCGGTTGTTAGAATATTCTAATCACGCGGCGGCTCCACAACAGTTTATCAATCTTTATTATGGTGACGCACATCAAATTAAAGATCTGGAACGATATGTTAAAAAGCAATGGAGTGATTTTAGACTAGAACTTAGCAACGATAAACTTGAATGGTTAGATCCTAAATGGGGACTCAACCTATCAGATTTAGAACAGTTTGTTGCAGATAGAATCATTAACTACCCGTATGATACTATAAAAAAGGTCAAGACTAAATATTTGCCATTCACTATCAACAACCCAAACTTGTTTACAAACATTCAATCTAATCCAGAATTGTTTTTGGATGAAGTCAAGTTGACAAGAAAACGTAAATAAGATATAATATATACATATTAACACATACCTTTATAAAAAATGAAATACCTATTAGTGGACACTGCAAATACCTTCTTTCGGGCACGACATATTGCTTCACGCAATAGTGATACTTGGGAGAAGATTGGAATGGCACTACATCTTACACTTGCTTCAGTCAATCAGGTTGTACGCAAGTTTGGAGCGGATCACGTTGTATTCTGTTTAGAAGGCCGTAGCTGGCGTAAGGATCATTATGCTCCGTATAAGAAAAATAGGGTAGTGGATACACTAACACAGACTGAAGCAGAACGTGAAGAAAATGAAATGTTTTGGGATACGTATGAAAAGTTCACTACGTTTCTAAAAGAAAAAACAAACGTATCAGTACTCAGGCACGAACGGGCTGAAGCTGATGATATGATTGCCCGTTTCGTTCACTTACATCCAAATGACACGCATTACATTATTAGTTCTGATACTGATTACATTCAACTTATTAGTGACAACGTGCACCAATACAACGGTATCACAAATCAATTCATCACCCTCGAAGGATACCATGATGAAAAGGGTAGATTAGTTGTAGATAAGAAAACTAAAGAACCCAAACTACTTGGTGACCCACAATGGCATCTTTTTATGAAGTGTATGCGTGGTGATAGTAGTGACAATGTGTTCAGTGCTTATCCCGGGGTACGTGAAAAAGGCACTAAGAACAAAGTTGGACTAACTGAAGCTTACGCTGATAGACACAAGCAAGGCTTTAATTGGAACAATATGATGTTGCAACGGTGGGTTGACCATAATGAAGTTGAACACAGGGTAAAAGATGATTACGAGAGAAATCGTGTATTGATTGACTTGACTGCACAACCTCAAGAAATCAAAGACTTGGTTGACTCACGTATTCGTGAGAGTGTTCGGATAGATACAACTCCTCAAGTAGGAATACATTTTATGAAATTTTGTGGTAAGTATGAGTTGACTAAAATTAGTGACCAAGCCGAGACCTATGCAAAGTGGTTGAACAGTCCTTATAAAGGTAGTTTAGTATGAGCAATAAAGAAGAAACACAATGGGTTCTTGTAGAGTGTGTTAGTACATTCCGCAATCGTTATATGGTTGAAGTGCCCATAGGTACTGATGACTATAATAATGACAAAACATTATGGGCGTTAGATACAGTAACAATGCAAGCGGCAAAGGAATTCAGCCAAGAATATCTTGGTGAACAGATTGTCAGTCATCGTGTAGTTACGTATGATGAGGCACTGTCATTGTGTGATAAAGACAACGATTATGTTGTATCTTGGGATACTGAGACAAAAGTTAAAAACTTTTTTACAACATTAGTTGACCAAGAAAAATGACATTCACAACGCCAGAAAAAACTATTAAAACAATACGTCAGGATGATCCTGACTTTTGTATTCATAACGGATTTGTTATGGCTCCCCGTGCTGGATTTGAAATAAGCAATGATTGTCCTAGACAATACAAGTTAATGATTATGGAAGCTATTAAAAATGGTTGGTTACAACCTATTGCGTATATGAAAGAGTCAGAATTTGTTTGGGAAAAACTAGGAGAATAAAATGAGTAGAGATTACAACAACTTGCAATATATTTTAAACAAAACACCAGAAGAATTACAAGAGTGGTGGTATTCATTAGAGGATGAGGATCGTGCCTATGCTATGGAAATCATTATTGAATATCGTAAGATGTTAGATGAACCAATCGTAGAAGATTATTCTATTGCAAGAGAGTACTTGAAAAAGTTTCAACTATAATGAAATCACGTGAAGAAATCATTTCTGATATGTGTTATACATATCGTCATGATTATGGGTTAGATAAAGATCCAAATGGTCCTCCCTGGATAGCAGGAATGACACCGGAAGAGCGTAAAGGATTGTACAACACAATGGCTCAGATTTTTGATAATAATATTGCACCTATTATGGAATTAAAAAATGGCAAGTCTAGCTGAATATTTTGAACAACATCGTTACAAGCCTAAATATGAATTTATGGCTAGAGTAACAGGTATGTATGGTAAGATACGTTGGATTGGTAGTGTAGGCAATGATACTGTTATCAGTGACCAAATAGGACCTATGTTACATATTCATTTAGATTTACCATTAAAGATTGATGATAAGTATACTGACCATCTGTTTACTAAACATAAAGGTGTAACACGATTAGTGAGTTTTGATGAAGAATCCAAGAAAAAGAAATAATGTATGATGCAGTAATTTTTACAGATGTAACTGATACAGTAACTATCTATAAAGCAATCGGAGCATACAAGATTGCTAATACTCTACGACAACAAGGGTACAGTTGTTTGGTCGTAGATCACCTACACGCATTTACATTAGAAGAACTTAAACAGGTTATTAATAAATCAGTATCAATCAATACACTGTTTGTTGGGTTCAGTACTACCTTCTTTAACAGTACAGTAAACTCTGTCAATAGTGATGGATCAGTAACATATAGACCTACCTTGTCTGGTGTTATACCACAAGGTATTAATTTCCAAAATGAATTAATTTACTATATCAAAACTATAAATTATAATTGTAAAATTGTAGTTGGTGGAACTAAGGCTCACGCTAATATCAATGATAAAAATATTGATTATAGCATCATAGGCTATGGTGAGGTTAGTATTTTGTCTCTG